TACGACGATTCTTTTGCCGTTGAAGGCGCTAAAATTGGTTCTACATTGCGTATCCGTTTACCGGATCGTGCTTTAGTAACTGACGGCGCGGCTTTACAAGTGCAAGATGATAACGAGCAATTTACAACATTGACCGTTGCTTCACAAAAACACATTGGCGTTAACTTCACCTCAGCCGAACTAACAATGCAATTAGACGATTTTGCAGAACGTGTATTGAAACCACGTATCTCACAATTGGCTTCTAGCGTTGACGCTGACGTTGCTAACTCATACAAATCAATCTACAACTCAGTAGGTACTCCAGGCACTACACCTTCAACTTCATTAGTATTGTTGCAAGCTCAACAAAAACTAAACGAAGGCGCTGCTGTTATGTCTCCACGTTATGCAACTGTTAACCCAGCTGCCAACGCGGGCCTAGTTGAAGGTATGAAAGGCTTGTTCAACCCAACTGACACTGTTTCACGTCAATTCCGTAACGGTATGATGGGCATGGGCGTTCTTGGCTTCGAAGAAGTCAACATGTCTCAATCTATCAAACAACACACCACTGGTACACGTTCTACTAGCGATACTATCTTAGTAAATGGCACAATCACTACTGAAGGCCAATCTACTATCAGCATCGACGGCGGTACAGGTTCAGCTACAGTTACTGTAGGTGATGTGTTCACTGTTGCTGGCGTTTACGCTGTTAACCCACAAACACGTGAGTCAACTGGTTCATTGCAACAATTTACTGTGACTGCGGCTAACACTGCTGCAGGCGGCGCTTGGACTAACATCGCTGTTTCACCAGCTATGTACACTCCAAACAACGCTTTGGCAACTATCAACGCTTTCCCACAAGACGGCGCAGCTATTACATTCGTTGGTGCAGCTTCTACTCAATACGCTCAAAACTTGGTATACCACAAAGATGCAATCACTTTCGCGACTGCTGACTTGTTATTACCACAAGGCGTAGACATGGCTTCACGTCAAGTACACAACGGTATCTCTCTACGTGTTGTCCGTCAATATGACATCAACAACGACCGCTTACCTTGCCGTATTGACGTTCTATATGGCTACAGCGCAGTTCGTCCACAAATGGCAGCCCGTATTTGGGGTTAGTCTAAATAATCCCCGCTTCGGCGGGGGTTTTGCAAATTATTAAGAAAAGGAAAATATCATGGCTCTTCCAAATGGTGCAGGTGGTTATCAATTAGGCGACGGTAACGTCGGCGAAGCTCAGTTAAGTGTTCAAGGCGCTCCAACGCTATTGTCTGCGGACGTAACACTTACCGCAGCGCAAGTATCTAACGGCTTATTTACAGTAGATTCAGCGGCAGATATTACCGCTACATTACCTACCGTAGCTTTGTTTGATGCTGACGTTAACAGTGCTAAAGTTAACAGTTCATTAGACTTTGCTGTAGTAAACATAGACTCAGCATACCAAGTTACTTTTGCAGTAGGTACTGGTTGGTCTATTGTGGGTAGTGCAATTGTTCTTGAAGCTACTTCAGGTCAATTCCGCGCACGTAAAACTGGCGACACTACATGGACTTTGTATCGCATTGCTTAATGTAATAAAAAGTAATAACTTCGCCCTTCGGGGCGGAATTTTAAAAAGGAACTATTATGCCTAATACCAAACCTATCGGTGTTGCATACGAAGACCAGCAATTAGATGGCGCTATTCTTGGCAATGCAGGCGGTACTATCGGATTTTACGGTACTACTCCTATTGTTAAAGCTGCCGCAATCACCGCAGTAACAAATACTGCCTCTGGTACTGAGTTAGCAACTGCAATTAACGCATTACGAACTGTATTAAAAAACTTAGGCATTACTGCTTAAGAAAAAGAGGGGGTCTTAAAGCCTCCTCTTTAATTATCGGATAAAACATGCCAACCATATATTTACGACACCCTGTTCATGGTACCAAAGTAGCTACTATGATTGAAGAAGCAGAAGCGGATGCACAAAACGGATGGATAGAGTATAATCCTGATACGCCAGCTAAAATTGTAGCTGAAGCGGCTCCCGTCAATACGCTGGATGTCAAACGACGTAGAAAAGAATAAGGAGCCGTATTATGGCCACTACCGCAGGCGATCAAATTAATGGAGCGTTACGATTACTCGGCATCTTAGCCGAAGGCGAAACTCCATCTGCCGCAACATCTCAAGACGCATTAGTTGCGTTAAACCAAATGATTGATAGCTGGAACACTGAGCGTTTAGCCGTGTTCTCAACTCAAGACCAAGTGTTTAGCTGGCCACCTAACGTATTGTCAAGAACATTAGGCCCTACCGGTGACTTTGTAGGCAATCGCCCAATATTGTTAGACGACTCCACATATTTCAAAGATCCATCAAGCGGCATATCTTACGGCATTAAATTTATTAACCAACAACAATACAATGGTATTGCGGTTAAGACAGTGACGTCTACCTACCCACAAGTGATATGGGTAAACATGACTTACCCTGACGTTGAAATGTATATTTATCCTAAGCCTACAAAAGTCCTAGAGTGGCACTTTGTATCCGTAGAAGAATTAACCCAGCCTGCTACCTTGGCGACTAACTTGCATTTCCCTCCAGGCTATCTACGCGCGTTTAAATACAACCTAGCTTGTGAGATAGCACCTGAGTTTGGCGTAGAGCCTTCACCTACCGTGTCACGCATTGCAATGGCATCTAAACGTAACTTGAAACGCATCAATAACCCTGACGATATTATGAGCTTGCCGTACAGTATTGTAGGCACTCGTCAACGCTATAATATCTTTGCTGGTAACTACTAAGGACTATCATGGCTAATGTAACCATTACAGAATTACCGTCAACCACTTCGACTACAAATGCCGATGTGTTACCTTTTGTTCAAAGTGGCGTAACGAAACAAATTTCAATCGCTAACTTCTTTACTAATGTATCGTTATCAGCGCCAGCATTAGGAACGCCAATTTCAGGTACGTTAACTAACTGTACCAACTTACCTATCTCATCCGGTGTTTCAGGCCTAGGCTCAGGTATTGCCACGTTCCTTTCAACGCCTTCTAGCGCGAATCTGCGATCCGCTGTAACTGATGAAACAGGTACGGGCGGATTAGTATTCGCTACAAGCCCTACTTTAGTAACGCCTACATTAGGCGTAGCTACTGCAACAAGCCTTAATAAAGTAACAGTTACGGCACCGGCCACAAGCGCCGTGTTAACTATTGCAGATGGAAAAACACTGACTGTAAACAACAGCATTACTTTTGCAGGTACTGATGCTACTACAATGACGCTACCTAGCACAAATGCTACAATAGCTAGAACAGATGCAGCGCAGGCGTTTACGGGCGATCAAACTTTTGACAATATTGTAGGCACTGTTCAATCATTAAGCGGTGCTGGTGCAGTTAATATTACGCAACTAACAACTGCATTTACTTCTACCGCTACAGGCAACGCTTTAACTTTAGCTAATGGCGTTGTAGGTGAACTTAAAACAATCGTATATGTTGCTGAAGCAGCAGGCGCAGACACAGGCATACTAACGCCTTCTACGCGCGTAGGATACGCAACCATTACTTTTACTAACGTAGGTGACTCAGTAACGCTTCAATACTTTACGCAAGGTTGGGCAGTTATTGGTGTTCGTGGTGCTACGGTAGCATAACTATGAAAACGCCAATCTTAGGTCAATCTTATGTAGCTAGGTCAATTAACGCTGCGGACAACCGCATGGTTAACTTGTTTCCGGAAGCTACGCCTGAAAACGGTCTTGAGATAGGTTATCTCAATCGTGCGCCTGGGCTAGACAAATTAGTAACAATTGGCTCAGGCCCCATCCGCGGGCTTTGGGCGCATCAAACCAATGGCGCCGATGCGTACTGCGTATCAGGCACCGAGTTCTATAAGATATACCCTAACTATACCTATGTAAAATTAGGCGATGTTGCAGGGTCAGGCCCTGTTACGTTTGCTGATAACGGTATACAAATCTTTATCGCCGCTAACCCTAACGGGTACATATACAATGAAGTCACAAACGTATTTGCACAAATAACAGACCCTGACTTTACCGGTGCAGCCACTGTTACGTATTTAGACGGATACTTTATATACAATGAGCCTGACAGCCAAAAGATATGGATTACACAACTACTAGATGGTACATCCGTCGATCCGTTAGATTTTGCCAGTGCCGAAGGTTCACCTGACGGCGTTGTAGCCGTTAACGCTATCCACCGTGAGCTATGGGTATTTGGTACAGACACGACAGAGGTTTGGTATGACTCCGGTGCTACCGACTTCCCGTTGGTACCTATTCAAGGTGCGTTTAATGAGACAGGTTGTATCGCACCTTATTCTGTAGCAAAGCTAGACAACTCCTTATTTTGGTTAGGCAACGACCCACGCGGGTTCGGTGTTGTATACAGGTCTAACGGCTACGCATCACAACGCGTGTCAACGCATGCTATTGAATACGCTATCCAAGGCTACAGCGATGTATCAGACGCTGTGGCTTACACATACCAACAAGAAGGTCATGCGTTCTACGTTATATCGTTCCCCACT